CGAAGTCTACGCAGTCAACCAGATGGCCAAGAGCCGCATTGCACTTGGTCAACGGATTGCCGACCCGCCGATGATCGTTGATGAGGGCCTCGAGGGGCAGGACTACATCATCCCTGGCTATCACATCTACGTCCAAAACGCAAACCAGCGCATCGAACCCCTCACGCTTGGCGCGAACTACCCCATCACGGTCGACAACGAGGATCGCACCGAAAAAGCCATCAATGAGCATTTCAATGTTGACCTGTACATGATGCTCGGCAACGCGGAGCGGGAAATGACCGCGCGGGAAGTGATCGAGCGCATGGGCGAAAAGATATCCGTCATCGGCTACAGCGTAGGCACCTACGAGCAGCAGGTGCTACAGCCAAACGTCCGTCGCACATTCAACATCCTCTACAGATCAGGCCAGCTTCCGCCACCGCCGAAAGCTGTTCAAGATGCGGTCCGGGGCGGAGCTCGCCTCAAAATAGAGTTTCTGGGACGGCTATCCCAGATGCAACGCCAGTATTTCCAGTCATCAGGACTCAACAACGCCATCGGATATGTGACCGCGCTCGCCCAGCTCAATCCAGATTCGATGGACAACGTCGACTTTGACGAGCTTATGCGCAAGTCGCTCGAGTCGGTCGGTGCGCCGGCTTCTGTGATACGCGAAAAAGACGACGTCGATGCGATCCGCCAGAGCAGGCTACAGCAACAGCAACAACTCATGCAGGCACAACAGCAAGAGGCGGCGGCGAACAGGATCGCGCAGAACTACGACAAGCTCCGGCAGGCCCCTCAGCCAGGCTCGCCGGCTGAACAGATATCGGGGACGGTATGAACGGAGATCAGAACAGAAGCGAGCAGGAACGAGAGGCGAGGGCTCTGGTACGCAGGGTGTTCTCGACGCCCGACGGCATAAAGGTGCTCACGGCGCTCTTGCTCGATCTCGGTTTTTTCTCACAAGCCACAGACCCAGAGTCCGTGGCTCGGCGCAACTTCGCGGTTTTCTACCTGCGAGAGCGCCTCGGATTCACACAGGCCCAAGATGCCGCATCGGTCGTAGAGCTGATGCTCAAGCTCGGGAAATAGGAGGCACAGAATGCCAGACAATTTAGCCCCGGTTGCGGGTCTCGATAGAGGCAACCCCACCCAGGCAGCGGACGCGGGAATGAAGGAGCCGGTAACCTTCACCACCAGTCTGAAAGAGGAAGCCGGTAGTGGTAGCCAAGCTGCGTCGCAGCAGGCGGCCCAGGACGACAAATCCCAGACAAAGGAAAGCACACCCACGCAGACCGGAGTCCTGCCAGGATATGCAGCCGGCCTCTCGAAAGAGCTGAAAGCTGACTCGAAGATCGTGGCATTCACGGGGAAATTCAAATCGATGGACGACCTCGTGAGGGCCGCGATGGAAGCGGACAGCAAAATAGGGGGCATGGTAAGTATTCCAAAGGATGACGCGCCCGAAACGGAATGGCGGGCTTTTTACACAAAGCTCGGCGTCCCGGAAAAACCAGAAGACTACAAGCTCAACGCCGAAGGATTAGGTCTGTCTGAAGACCAAGTGAACGAGATTCGCAAAATAGCGTTTGAGCTGAACTTGCCCCAAAAGAAAGCGCAGGAACTCCTACAAAGCGCATCAAAAAGCTACGCAGACCTCGCAAAAGCCTACACCGAAAGGATGAAGGCGGTGGCGAAGGAAACCGAAGCTGCAATGAAGCAGGAGTGGGGCGACAAGTACAGCCAAAACTACAACCTTATGGTTCGGGCAATGCGCGCCGCTGGGGATAGCGACCTCATGAAAGAACTAGAAGATTCCGGGATGGGGAACTCTCGGGCGTTCGCGCGTTTCCTCGCAAAGGTCGGTAGCATGATCTCGGAAGACACAACTCCACATGGGGGACCGCGCCGTATACCTGCGCGGTCGGGCGGAATAGATAGACCAGGTCTAGAGGACTAAGGGCGAGGGGGTTCTATGCCCACCATTACCCTAAACGAACTTACACCCATCGAGCTCGCAAAACGGTTCGCGGGCAATAACGAAATTTTCATCATCGAGTCAATGAGCGAGACGAACGAGATGCTCATTGACGCCGTCATGGGAGAGGCCTCTGATGGTACGGTCAACCGCACTACGCAGCGAGTCTCGCTCCCCTCGGGAACTCGTAGAATCTATGGCCAGCCCATCGGTTCAGAGTCCAGCAAAACGCGCCAGATCGAAGACACGATCGAGATGCTCGAGGACTATTCCGATGTTGACGCGAACATGGCAGACCACGCGCCCAGCAAGGCCGCTCTGCTCGATTCCGAAGACCGGGCGTTCCTTGAAGGGCTTGGACAGACCCAGGTTGACGACCTCCTCTACGCCAAGCGCGCAGACGGCCCCGAGTATATCGACGGCATTTACACAAGGCTCCCGTCCACGATCGACAACTCCAGCGTATTTGGAGTAGAGACATCGGGATCAAACCTCACGTCCATCATCCTTGTAAAATGGTCGCCGGTCATGGCCAAGCTCATCTACCCACACGGGCGAGCGGCGCTTGGAGTCAAGGCGGAGTATCGCGGCAAGCAGGACATCCAGCGGACGGTCAACGGTGTCACCGGCACCCTCCCCGTCTACCGCACGTTCTACTCTACGCACTTCGGCATCACGGTTCGTGACCCACGCTCCATCAAGCGGATCGCCAACATCAACCCACTCACGAGCAACGCTGAGACGATCCTCAAAAAGCTCATCCAGGCCAAGAACAAGCTAGCGCCTGGTGCAGGCACCGTGGTCGCCTACATGAACTCCGACGTGCTCACCATCCTTGAGCAGTACACCACGATCGAGCGCGGCAAGTACCTCGTGCAGAAGGATGATCCTTGGGGCAGGGCGACGACACACCTCGGTGAGATCAGGTTCCGCCAGGTCGACGCGATCCTGAACACGGAGTCTCTGGTCAGCTAAAAAACGGGGGCGAAAGCCCCCGCATAAAAGGAGATACACCATGTATCATGTTTCCAACATTCTGTGCAGAGGAAAAGACGTCAAAGCCGCAGGCACCGTGTATTCCGACGTACTCGACACAGGCGCGGCGAAGCTTGGCGATGTTGAGCCCATCTACCTCGAGCTTTGGTCAGACGTCAATGCGGCGGGCGCAGATGGCCGTCTCGCGGTCACGCTTCAGAGCGCAACCGACGAAGCGTTCACCTCCCCTGTGGATGAGGCGATCTCGATTTCAGGGCTCACCGCGGCGAATTTGGTAAAGGGGAAATTCCTTACCGTCGCCCTGCCCTATGGGATTAAACGCTATGTGCGTGTGAAATTCGTCACATCCACTGTGGCGACAAACACGTTCACCACGGCGAATATTTCGGCGTATCTGCGCCAGGCGGTGTAGCATGGCGACGAAACAAGACTATCGCGTCGGCGACAAGCCACGAAGGTTCAGGTGCAAGGTTACCTGCTACTACAACGGTACGCGCTACTACGGCGAGGACAAGGTATCAGACCAGTCACGCGTCGCCGTCTTAGAGTTTCAGCCCGGGACGGAAATCCCGAAAGACTTCCAGTTTGAGAACTGGGAGGAGTTTTGACCAACAAGCGGGGGGCTTTTAGGCCCCCTGCTGCCATAAGGAATCGCCATGACAGAGATAGATGTTGTGAACCTTGCTCTCGCAAAACTCCACTATAACGAAACACTCACCTCTACAGATGGGACGCTGGCGAACGCCACCAGCTCTGGGCAGGCGACCGAGATGGCGAAGATGTATTACCCCCGCGCTAGACGCCAGATTTTCAGAATGGCTGCGTGGACATGCATCCAGAGGCGCATAAAACTCGCAGCGAAAGAATTTTCTGAAAACTATACCGGTTTCAACTACATGGCGGTGCTCCCTTCCGACTACATCAGCAGGGTCAAAGTGGTGGACGTTTACGGACGAGAAATACCGGCAGAAATAGAGAGCAGGTCACTCTACGTCAATTACCAGGAGCCTGTGCTGATCTACATTTACGACGAGAAAGACTGTTCGAAATGGGACGACCTGCTCATCGAAGCGGTGGCGACACAGCTGGCTAGCATGTTGGCATACCCGATAACGGGCACGCATGAAAACGAAGTCGCGCTCGCGCAGTCGGCAATGGGGATGATTGCTCAGGCGGTCACAAAGACGAACCGAGAGAAGCACCAGGGGCAAGCTGCACCAGAACCATGGATGGAAGGAATATTCGATTACCCCCCGTCCATTAGGAGAGTTTAATGCAGCAGAAACAACTCGTCAACGATTTCACGGCAGGGATACTCTCACAAAAATGGAAGGGGCGCTATGAGACTGAAATATTCCGAAAAGGACTTCAGGAATTAAACAACTTTGTCCCATTTTTCCCCGGCGGGGCAACGCTACGACCCGGGACATGGTATCAGGGAGATATCGGGAATTATGCCGTGAGACTAATTCCATTTCAGGTTTCTGACGACGTCGCATATATTCTTGAATTCTCGGCATCCAAAATTAGGATATGGAAAAACGGGGCACTCCTACTATCAGAGGGAAACCCGATTACAATTACCACGCCCTACGCCGATCAAAGCATTCTACAATTTGCCCAGGATGGGGCAAAACTGTTCATTGCATCCGGAGTCGCGCCCGTAAAAGTCCTCGAGATGATAAGTATAGACACATTTACGTTCGGGGATTTGGTAATTACCTACAACGAAGGATATCAGCCATTCAACGGCCCCGCCAACTACCCGAGAGCGATCGCAATATTTGATGGCCGGCTCTATCTTGCCAGCACCGATGCGGAACCACAAACTATCTGGGCGAGCCAGCCATATGACTATGGCAACTTCGTTTATTTCGACACAATATCCTACACATCGAAACAACTAAGAGAGCCACAAAACGCGTTCACTGGGACGATCACCAAAGACAGCACAAGAATAACCGGCGTGAATGCAGACGAAATAGCTAAAATGAAGATCGGTGATCGGATAACCGGTGAGGGGATTCAATATATTTATAGTGCCGCTACTACATACATAACCGACATTGGAGTGGATTACATCGATATTTCGCTGCCAGCAACGGCGAGCGGTTTCAAGACACTTTATTCTTGCTGGCACGATCCGTCGGTGCCGGAATATGAAGATGTCTCCTACACACGAGACGTGATCACCACTGCCTCGGCGTTCAAAAAAACCATTGCTGGAGAAAGAAACGAAAAAATACTCTGGCTATCCGCGGGAAAGAACCTTGTTGTCGGAACGAGCACGGCAGAACGGATTATTAAGAGCGGAACGACATCCGCAGATTTTTCTTGTCAGAAATACACGGACTACGGATCAGCGGCTATCCAGCCGCTCGGTGCCGCGAACATTGTGTTATTCGTGAGTACAAACCGGAGGATCGCCCGACAATATGTGTACGACTCCGACAGCGAAAATTACGATGCAATAAAATTCAACTACCTCGCGGACGAAACCCTCACAGGCATCAAGCAGATGGACTACCAGAGCCACGACTCACCCGTCATATGGTTTGTGCTTGATACGGGCGTACTAGCCGGTTGTGTTTATGACCCCGCGCTCAGGGTACAAGCATTTTTTACCGCAACATTCAGCGGACTTGTGGAGAGCATCGCCGTCATAACAGAGAGCGGAGAGGATACCGTTTACCTTAGCATCAACGAGTCCGGCACGCGAAAGCTGGTCAAGATGGGGCAACTCTTCGACGGAATGCATCTCGACTTTGCACAGCAGACGACAGTCGCATCAAGGAAGGTGACAAACATCACGGGGGTTTCTGGGGCGGCGACGCTTGTCTACCAGAATAAACTCTATTCGATCAATGTGGCAGGAGGGACATCTAATGTCCCATCAGAAGTCCCTGACGGAGCGATAGTGACAATCGGAAAGACTTTTACAGGGACAATCAAGACCATGCCCACAACGGGAGACCCGGCGATAAAGATGGTCCCCAGGGCATCTATTCGAGTCCAAGACACATATCCGTTCAAGGTTGGGTTCGAAAACGTGGAGCCAGAAACAGCAAAGATAACAGGGCCATACACAGGGGATGTCAGCGTCCCGATAAAATCCAAGTGGGACTATTCTGGAGCGGTTGTCATTACTCAGGACTCCCCTCTTAACACCACCATACTCGCGCTGATGACCACAATCGACGTAGGAGGCGTGTGAGATATGAATATAGTTGCCATTATCATGCTAGGAGCGGCACTTGTAAGAGGTATCGGAAATATATTTTCAAATGCCGCCGCCAGGGACAAAGAAGCAAAGGAAGCGAAATACCAACTTGACCAGCTCAACGCCTACACAACGGCGACATTAAATGCTATGGACGCCGAGCTCGCTTCCAACAAGGAAGCCGACTTTATAAAAGCCACGGCGATCGAGCGCGGGGCAACAGAACAGTTTACCGCGAATATGCAGAATACCTACCTGTCCCAACTGAGTGCAGAGAGTAGCTACATGGACCAACTCGCGGCGAGTAACGACACGATGGGAAAACTGCAGACAGCGGCCGGAACGAGCGGGGCGAGGACAGATACAATGCTCATGGGGATTACGAAATCAATTCTTGATGAGCAAAACAAAACAACGAGAACCTCAATAGACGCTACGCGAGACTCTAATGTGGCTACAGGGCTCGCGAGCGTAAACGAGGCAAAAACACAGGCGAACGAACTCCGGGCACAGTATGACGAAGGTTCTGCGTACATGGCGCTTTTTAATACCAAGAGGCAGGGAATCATCGATGCCGCCAACGTAAAAAAAACGTATTTGCAAAGCGTCTATAAAGACGCGACCACATACGACTGGTGGGATTTTGGGGCAGACTTCTTCGGGTTTACAACTCCAATCACGGGCACAGTAGCAGACATGGCCTCCCAGGGAGTATTCGGGAAGATATAACAGGGAATAGGGGAAAAGCATGAGCGGACAAGAGTTATTCATTCAGAACTTCCAGAACTTCGGCGATACCGCAATGAGGGCGGCGTCGGATCTGCTCAAGTTTTCCATCGAAACAGAATCAACAGACTATAAGCTCGGGGTCGCAAAGAAGATAGAAGACTTCAAGCAGTCGCTTCTCACGGACTCAAATTTCGGGAGTCCTCTTGCAGAGCAGCCCGAAGGGTACATGGCTAAATGGCTAGACTTCACCAAGGAGCTCCAAAAGGGCGTTGACCAGATAAAGAACCTCGCGGTGAAGCAGAATGTGGACAATTACCTGAAAGCCGTACTCTCTGAACAAAAAACAGCCATAGCGCAGGCACAATTCAAGGGATGGGGAAAACAGCAGGTCTCAAAGGTGGGGAACCAGATACTCGAGGCCATCAAAAACAGCCCGCCAGAACAGGCTCTCACGTTTGCGGGAGAGAAATTGAAAGGGCTGCTCGACATAAGGCTTATAGACCCGGAAGACTACGATTCAAAGATGAACGCGTACGCACAGTATGCGATAGAGAGTGATCTCGGGAAGAAGGCGGCGGCGATATATGATGAAAAAGGCGAAGCGTCCGCCCTAGAATATCTCACCAACGCAGCGACGCTCGTCACCATCAACGGCAAGACCTACACCGTGGGAACACAGGCGCTAGAAAACGCGAAGGCCAGGCTACAACTCCATGCAGCGGCCGCCGAGGAAATTGCACAAAAGAATATCAGAGAGAAACTCGATAAATACATGTATCAGTCTCTTGGCGGAACGGTACCTGAAGGAGAAACCCCGATCAGCGAACAGGAAGTGCTCAATGCAATAAACACGACGGCAATCAAAGACAAAGAAACATACTATGCGATGTTCCAGAAATATCGACAGCTCGCGAGCACGAACTCCGAAAATGCTGGCACAATTGCGATCGCTGATGCGATGTTTGCCCACCAGAAAAAGCGTACAGGCGCACAACTGACACCAGAAGAAGCAGACGCTGCAAAGTCATGGGAGGACGGATCGATCATCAAAGCGAATGCAAAAGGCCAGGCGGCGGTTCAGTGGAACAGTGTGTGGGAAAGCAAAAACAACTACGAAAAACAGCAAGACAACGAGGCGCTGACTAAAACCGATAGGAAGACCGCATCTTCGATCATAGATTCGGTTTCGAGTATGGCCTATGGAATACCGATTCCTAACGACGGGAAAGTGTATACCAGAGAGTCGGCAAAAACAGCGATCGACAGCCTAGTAAATTTACCCCAAGAAGATAAAGACAATCTCAAGAAAAATATTGACGCATACTTCAACTATAAGGAGAATCGAGAATCCGATGAGGCCTCATCGGCTGCGGAAATCGCAATATCAACTTCTCTCACTGAAATGATGAAAAAAATTCAGGGGAGACAGTATGACCCTAAATTGATCATCCCTGAAGAGAATCTCGGATTGTACGCGAGCGGGCTCAAAGCAGGAAGGCTGGAATATTACCAAGGCCAGTACACACTCCTTGCTGGACAACTGAAAGACAAAACACAAGAAGCGGCGAGAAATGCCTCAATTGTGGATCTCGACAAGAAAATCGGAGCCTATGATCAAGACCCCGCAAAAAACCCACTACCAACGACCGATGAGTTGGATGCATTGTACAACAACGGGCAAGGGACAATCACTGAAAACGACTACCGCTACTACACCAGCCAGATTGCAGCAAGGAAGAAGGCGGCGGCACAAGAACAGGCAATAAAAAACAAAACTGCGGCGTACACACAGGGCCTCCTTGATATCCAAACTGCGAAAAGCAATATGCGAAAGAAGTTTAACGGCGAGGAAGTCAAGGAAGGGAGCTCCACTCTTACCCCTGAATGGATAAAAAACAACATTCCTGAAGAACTGCAACAGTACGCGATATCGGTGATGGAGTATGAGCTCAAGGACGAGGCGGCAATCACCGCGAGCAAGGCGGAGGCCGCAAATAAAGCGGAAAATGAAAAAATCCTGAAAGGATACGAAAAACAACTCAACGAGGGAACACTCACCACTGAGCAGGTCAACGGGGATGCCAATGCGGGCCGTATTACCGCAAGCCAGCAGAGCATCTACAATGACATCTTGCGGAGGAACAAAGAAGCAAGTCAACGTTTAGAGGATGCAAAGCAGGCGCAACAGACCGCGACGGATCACCTGCTCCGCATCCGAGAGGCCAGAAACAACCTGATAAAAAAGAACAACGGAGAAAAGCTCCCAGAAGGAGCTGTGGTACTCAGCGAGGAATGGATAAAAGACAAGAACAATAATTTCAGCCCATCAGAAACCGCAACCGCAGCCGAGATGTTGGATGCAGAAACTGAGCGAAAGGCTCAATTAGATGCAAAAGCACAGGACGCGGCGAATAATACGAAATTGATGGACGCGATGCTCGTCACGCAGAGGCAACTTGCGGTTGAACCAGAGTATGGACGTGGCAACATCGACCTGCACTCCCGCCCGGTGGTGACGATGCCTAACGGCGAGATCGCTACCGTCCGCTCCATGACGTTTGAGGAAGATGGAAAGTTTATCCTGGTGCCAAGCATATCTCCTGACGGGAAGGTCCTTACTGAAAAAGAAGCATGGCAGCTCTACAAGGAAACGGGACAGTACCTCGGGAAATTCGATAGCGAAGAAGCAGCGGATAAGTATGCCGAAGAGTTGCACAACGAACAGGAGAGCTATTACTCGACAAACAAGCCCATCACGGGCCAGGGGCTTACTCCGGAATTCGTGAAACAGGTGCTCGGTGACAAGGCAGCGAATAGCCCCTACATGAGCATGGCAATCGCATTTGAAAACGACATGAAGACACGGCAGCAAAAGGGGATCGAGCGCGCATGGCAACGCCAAGTAGCGGAGGCAGAGAAAAACACCATCAAATGGGCAAACCATGAAGAATACAGCGGAGACATCCTATCGGAGGATCTAATAAACTCGATGCCCAGTAGCATGGACCCGGCAATCGGAACTCAACTTCAAGAACGATTCGCCAACTACAAAGCCATGCGCGATAAGGTAGAAATAGATAAGCAGCAAGAAGCCCTCGGCGAGGCCGCGTACAATTCAATCCAGGCTTCTAAGGGCGAAAAGGTTAAAGGCCCCCTGCTCTCCCGTTCCGCAATTTGGGCATCAAATCTCTCGCTGAATGAGAAACTAGCCTACGATTCACTTTACTCTTCTATTTACGAGAAAGCAGATGCCACCGCATCCAGCATCGAGACGCAAACGCTCAACCTAAACCTCGATGCCCTGGATACCGCTGCGAACATCGTGTCGAGAATTCAGGCAGGGCAAATCACAAGCGGCACGGTGTACTACCAAACTTGGGAAAAGAATGCATGGGTTTGGAAAACAGTGACGCTCTCCGGATCATCCGCAAAAGCGACATGGCAGAAAATGGCGGATACCATTGCCCCCTACGCAGCTCGCGCAGGGAAACAGTCACTAATTTCCGAGTATGCCAAAAAGATAGATTCCCAACCACCAGCAGCGAATACAGGATGGGACACCGTCATGACCGAGCTCGACAAGATGTCGAAGTCGCAGGGAAAAACGCCGGCACTCATCCCCGCGACAGACCTGCAATACTACAAGGATTGGCTGCGATCAAAGCAGACTGAAAGCCCGACCATAACCGCAGACCAAGCTTCAGATTTAATAAACGCGCTGAAAGCAAAGGCATGGACGGTCAAGGCAACAGCGTCATTTTCCCTCTCCACGACGATAAAAAACGACATAGACACCATCGCGGACATGATCGTGTCAGGCAAGGCGAAGTATTACATGGGGAGAGCAGACGACCTCCAGCCAAAACCGATGCACCCCGCCTATGCCTACGCGGCGGAATGGTGGAGGAACTCATTCATAAAGTCAGCGATCAGCGAAGGCGCAAAAGGGTTTGAAAATATCAGCATCGGCACAAACGCGCTTGGCGGATTTACTCCTGATGGCCAGTACTGGATTCAGATCAATCGGAACAAAAACACCGAGAAAATGTTCAAGGATATGGGGATTAAAGACGCGACAAGGGCGCTTTTCAATCTTGGACAGATCGACGGGCAAGCGTACATCACTCGGCAGGTGTATTACAACGGAAACGATATGCGTCCAGTCGTACAGGTTCTTTTAAGGGGAGAATGGCTTGATGTTCTTTCGGCAGACCCCAGCAAGCCATATATATACAAATTCACCCCGGAATCGGTAAGAAGAATGAATACCATTGACACCGAAGCATTCTATGCAACGATGGCGAACAATTCGTCATTCTAGGAGATATAACCATGCCAGACTTTTGGTCGGAATACTACAAGAACCAGGAAGAAGAGAGAAAACGGCTTCTTAGCGTTTCCACCCCAAGGCCGAGACTCGACATCGGGCCAGTAATAGAAGAGACGAAAAAGCCAGGATGGACACCATACACGTCTGACAAGGTCCCCATGTTCCCTGGAGCCCCTGAAGGATTCTGGATGCCGACGTCCGTCGCTGACGCGTTCCAAGAGGCGATCAAAACTGCTCCCGATCCCGATGAGGCCGAAACAAGACTCAAGAGCGCCTACCTTTTATCGCAGACATACAACATCCCCCTACCCACCGCCATCAATGACTTTGACGCAATCACACAGTCGCTCTACCAAAAAGCACTTGCACCGAAGACTGCATGGGAAGCAATCAAGACAACGTGGCAGGCGGCCACTATAGGGACACAGATCGCCGACAAAGCAAATCAGCTTTGGAAAAAAGGCAGAGACTGGGACTTTTTCAACGACCCACTATGGGGGGAGATTCAACAGCTTCAGGCACAGATGCCAGCACAAGATGCCATAAAAAGAAGTCTCCCTGTGGAGGCGCTGAAGCGCCTGGCGCAATTCGTCCCATCGATGCAGGAAGGAATAAAAGCCGGCGCACTTGGTAACCTCGCAGGATCTGCGGCGGGCGCGCTCATTGGGGCGATGCTCATTCCCGGCCTCGATGTACCGCTGGTAGGAATAACCGCGCTCGGCGGGCTTGGTATGCTTGCGGCACAGGCCGCAATAACCACGCTCGGAGGCCAGCTCGGATCGATGATACAGTCAGGCCAGCGATCCAAGGAAATGGAACTCGGTAGCGAATTCTATAATATGCTCTCCTACAGAGACCCTGTGACCGGAGGACACCTTAACCCAAAGATCGCCTGGGACTGGGCAGGCATATACGGAGCCCTCGCCGGCGCAGTAGAGTCAATGGAAATCGGAACATTCTTTAATCAATTCCCGAACCTTGGAGAGATGGCACAAAAGGCCCTCCAGAAAAGCGCCGGCAAAGTTATGACGGACGCATCGGAACAGGCGGCGCGGGCCGGGATCGTGCAGCGGCACTTCTTATCCTGGATCGGAACCGCGGCGAAGAAGGCATGGGAAGCAGGCGGAGACGTTCTGGCGGAGACAGCAGAGGAAACGATACAGCAGGCGCTCCAGATAGTTTCTGAGGAAACCGCAAAAAAAATCACCATGGGTGTCGACAATACACAACTAACGTATGCGACAAAAGAAGAAATAGTCAAAAGCCTCGTTGACACCGCAACTACAACCTTCCTTGGAATGTCTGCCATGAAGCTGATCCCGGGAGCGGTAAAGCTATTCGTGAATGCAGCCACAGAAGCGGGTGACACCAAAACAGAGATTCGAACAGCCCCCAAGACCAGTAAAAGCGAAACACTCTCGACACAGACCTACGAAGCATTCTCCAAACTAGCATCGGGCGAACTTCCACAAGGGCTCACCTTTGGTAGAACAGAACAGGTGCCGGGAGAAAGGTACACATTCAAGCTCGGAGACTCGAACAAAAAGCGCCTCGAGTCGGCAACGGTGGATATATCGCCTTCCACAGAAGAGAGCAAGCCAGGAACAGTCACTATCCTCGGGTTTGAGAAAGGACAAAACCCAAAGAATATGCGGGCGCTGACGCTTAAAATTGCGTCATTGTTCCCCGGCTGGGAAATAAAAATCGAAGATAAAACGACAGCGGCTCAGGCCCTCGCTCGATGGATGACCGAAAATAACCCGAGAGGATCGGAGGCAGGAATAAACCCATTCTCGACGATCCGGGACATCCCCGAACAGGCGAGTATGCAGGCGGTAGAGGAGGCGATTAGAGCAAACAAGCCTTCGTGGGGAGAAACAGAGATTCGGGCCTCGACGTATTTCTTCACGAAGGTCGCCCAGCGCATCGGCATGAACCCCGATGAGATGGCAGCCCAAATCCTGCATCCACAAGTAATCGCCGGAATGGTGCCTGACGACCCTGCGACATTTGGCGCAATCACAAGAACAGGCTATGAGGGAAGCCTTAAGAGCATCATACAGCTCGGTCCCAACGCAAACCCGTCAACGGTGATGCATGAGCTCACGCACGCGACGCTATGGTTCCTGCAGGAAAACAGAAACATTCCGCAGATCGATAGCTTCCTCACCGAGGCCGAGGCGGCATTCGGTATCAAAAATAAAGACTGGCGGGCGGAATGGTCTGGATGGACGGAGGAGTACCAGAACACCGCAGGCAAGAATGCAAACAGGTCTGGCGAAGAGGCGTTGGCCTACGCTCTCGAGGACTACCTCGCGTTCGGCAGGGCGCCAAGCCAGCAAACAGAAGGCATCCTCGCCAAACTCGGGCAGATGATCATTGACCTCTACAACGGGCTCAAGCGGGCCAGGGTAAACCTATCCCCAGAGATCACGCAGTTTTTCGACAAGATCATGCAAGAGTCCCCCGTGGCGCAGGAAATGCAGATGGAGACCGAGAAGGAAGCCACAGGGAACACACTCGACGAAGTTGCAAAAAAAGGCCCACAGGAGGAGCCACAACAAAAACCCGAGGAAAACATCGAACCACCGACACAAAACCCCGTAGCGGTAGCGCAGCAGCAGCCTGAAGAAAATAAACCAGCGGAACAGTTCGACATTTTCCAAGGCGAAATAAATCGACGAAGGGCCGACAATACGAGCAGCCTGGTTATTGCAAAAAAGCTCGAGCAGGAAGGCGTGGGCCAAGAAGAGATTCATGCACAGACGGGATGGCAAAAGATACGCGGGAACTGGATGCACGATCCTCTTTTTCAGGGCATCCATGCCTACCACGGATCGGGCGCGGCGTTTGACTATTTCGATTCTGACTACATGGGCACCGGAGAAGGGGCGCAAGCCTACGGATGGGGCCATTACTTCACCACCAATGAGGCTATCGCGCGAGGATATGCGATTCGTTCAGCCCAATCAAACACCGAGACGCACGTTCGTTTTGGCGACGCAGAATTTATAAATTCCAATAATGGATGGGAAACGACCGAGGGAGTCCCTGCCTCACCGGAGGAAGAGATCGCGCTGACCGCGTTTGAATACGAAAACAACTGGAAAGACGGCATCGCGCTTTTGAAAAGGATAAAATCAGGAGAGTCGAAATTCCCGGTACTGTCCGACGCTACGCCAGAAGAGATCGATGCGGCGATAGACCTGCTGGAAGAGAATCCGATCCAAAAGCTAAGCGGTCGCAATTTGTATAAAGTGCACATCAACCCGAACGGTGAGGATGTGTGGATCGATTGGAATAAACCAGTGCCTGAGTCGATTGTTCAACAGGTACGCGCACAGGCAGAGAAGGAAGGGATCGAACTGCCAGAAGGAATCGATACAACGAACGGACGATCATTTTACAGGTCACTATTAAGCGGCGAGGAAGATATACCAGAAGCCGACCGAAGTGTTTCCGAGTTTCTCGACAGAGCCGGCGTCACGGGTATTCGTTACCCCGCCGCATCCGGAGGGTTTGGCTCTGGAGAATCGGGGACGAACTATGTCGTATTTGACGAAAACAAGATAAAGATAGAGCGACACGAGCTCTTCCAGGGCCGGGCCCCAAGTACTCTCGATGAGGCCGGAGTGACGGGCGTGGTAATGCCAACCACCGAAGATCAGAAGCCGCAACTGCTGCACGAGATAGACGCGAAGATTCTCAACCATGAGCTATACCAGGGAATCCAAGACGAGCATGGCTGGATTTATAAATCCGAGGAGATTATCCGACAAAAGCTCCAGGGGGCACAGCCAGGACGACAGATATTGAAGATGCTACAGGCGGCAGGAGTAAAGCAGGACGAGATCAAGTGGACGGGGCTTAATGATGCGCTCGATACCGACGAAAAGCTCTCGCAAGGCGATATATTAAAAATTCTCAATGAAAATAAGCTCAAGATAAACGAGATAGTATACGGCCCCGGGGAAGGAACCCGATATATGGGATATGCCCTGACTGGGGGCTACAACTATCGAGAGATACTATTCACGTTGCCGGTAAAGAGAATTGAATGGGGAATACCTGATAATGCAACATGGATAGAATCGGATGGCTGGTTTAAACTTGTTCAAAACGACCCGGCAGGGAACTACTTACATGATATTACCGGCTGGAGAAGGTCTAAAGAAGATGCCATTGCTGAATACCGAAAAACAACCTCTGACGCTATGACCATGGCTTCGGCGTACCGATCCCGACACTGGGACGAGCCAAATATCATCTCCCACGCCCGCGTTGATGACCGCGAATTGCCTAATGGTCAAAAGATGCTCTTTATAGAAGAAATACAATCCGACTGGCACCAGGAGGGGAGAAGGAAAGGCTACAAAACCCCACTTGACACGACGGGGTGGACAGCGAAGCTCCAGGACCTGCAAAGAGAGAATGATGCCAAGTTTTTCTTTGGGGACGAAGGACCTGATATTATCCACTATAAAGCATGGGTTATCTATGACAAAGAAGGCAGGGCTCAGGGCAGGGAGATACCTGAAGATATGGCCAAGACACCGCAAGAGGCGCTGCGGATGTATAGCAACAATTACCACTCGACAGATGATCGTGTACCACAAGCGCCTTTCTCTAAAACGTGGCCGGAGTTCGTTTTCAGACGGCTTCTTCGCATGGCTGTCGACGATGGCTATCAGAGCATAGGATGGACGACCGGAGAGCAACAGGCTGACCGATACAACCTCTCCTCTTATATAAATTCCATTCGGTATTTCCCCCACAACGGATTATTCGACATTGTAGCCAGTGATAAATATTATGAAGATGTGTACCGAGAAAATGGCGTCACGGTTGCAAGGCTTGAAGAGCTTCTTGGAAAAGAGATAGCGGGGAAAATAGCTCGAGGCGAAGGGCAACCGTACAAGTCCCTGGCGATACCGCCGGACACCCCGCGCGAAGGTAAAAAACTTTCCGGTCTAGACTTAAAGATCGGCGGCGAGGGAATGAAGGGATTCTACGACAAAATCCTCGTCGACTACGCCAACAAGTACGGGAAGCAATGGGGAGCGAAGGTAGAGGATATACAAATTGAAACGGGGCCCGTGTTGCTTCCGAACATTGAAAGCGGAGGAGTCGATCGCGCAGAAGAAGCCCTGCGCATTGCTGATGCAACCGAGGAAAACGGGATAACCGTGCATTCAATGCAGATCACCGACGCGATGCGAAAAAGTGTCGGGGAGGGGCAGTATTTATTTCAGGGATTCAACGGCCCAAAATTCGAGGGGAACTACAACACAGGGAAGGCGATAGAAAAACTCCTGGAGCAAAAAGACGGCTATGTTGAGCAGGCGGCGTTTGTCCCCGGCATTGGGGATGTCATCATTCCTTGGGGGCGAGAAGGAACGGAAGAAAAGGAATATTCCGACGGCTACGGTATATCCAAAATATTAAAGAAGCACGAGAAGACCGACAACGTGCTGGCGAATTTGGCAGAGATATTAGAGCGTGGAAAGGTGAGCGATGACCCAAACTATCCCGGTAAAAAATGGGTCGTGCTGTGGCCCTATAGAGCGGTCATCGCTATGGATCGCTATGGAGAAAACACTCCATGGCTGGTGACGACATATATCCCGGAAGGGTGGCGAAATAGAGAAGCGCCGGCGGGTCTTCCGAGTCTAGGCCCTCGGACCCCTCTCGGCCAAGAGGGAGATTCCTTGGCACCGGCATCTTCTCCACCACAAAGCGTACCCCGAAAAAAATACATCGTCAAGATCAAACGCCCGAACAACCCACTCGCTCAGGGAATAGTAACCTACCATGGATCGGGAGCTGGTTTTAGTAAATTCGACCTTGCCTATGTCGGGACAGGAGAAGGACAACAGATATATGGATATGGGCTCTACTCCACCGAGAGCCTCAAAGTAGCACGCGGACAGTACGCAGACCGACTAGGATCGGAACCAATACTGCGAACTGTAATAGCAGACATATCGGTCGATAACGTTCCAGAAATTGCCAACATGTTCGACGAGCTACAGAATGAAGGGCGGCCAGAATTTTCACTGAAAAAAAACGAGATCGCATTAAAGATTGCGACAACCCTGTTTATGGAGAAGCTAAAAGCTGAGATTTCAAGGCAGGGAGCTGACTTTCCTATCTTGAACAAGCAAGAGCAGGATGCTTTTTCTGATAGCTCATTGGCTGATTCGAATACAATGGAAAACGTTGTAAACCATAGCAAAAAACTAGAACCCCTTATTTTTCAGGCTCTAGCCGATACTCTGAAAGAGTTTGAGTATAGGAAGGGATTAGATGAACAGGGTGAAATCCAATGTAAATTTATAGAGTCACTGGCAGACATGATAAAAGACGCACAGGCTGAAGACGATGCCGGAGTGATTCTATCCGGAGGCCATTTTATCTACCAGAACGAAATAATGCTCAGGGGAGACAACCCAGGAGACGTGAGTGGGAAAGGCCTGCCTGATGGATGGTATAAGCCAATTCAAAAATTAGACATAGAAAAACTTCGTGATGAGTATAAAAAATGGATTGACGAAGAATGGGGGTATTCAGAATTTTTGTTATTCTTAGACGCCCACGATGTCTATCTTTATTGGTACGCGAGGAGTAGCGATAAAAGCAACAATGAAATAATACGGCTCATGGGAGAAACTATTGAAGACCTCGACAAATATCCCATAGAAACATTAGGCAATTACAAAAACACAGGGGAGGGCCTTTATAACTACCTCAAAGATAATATGTTCAAAGGGAATGACAAGGCTCTCAAAAAATACCTGCGAAGAGCAGGGGTCACTGATATTATTCCGGAAATACCAAGACCATCAGATAATATCAACACTCCACTTCGCAACACGCTCATCCGGTGGAACGCGCCGCTTTATGTAGACCAGATTGATGCGCTCTGGCGATATATTGATGCACGGTTACAGGAGGCTGGCGACGACGAGCAAAAAAAACGAAAATGGCAGGACCTGTTCTCTACATTGTATATGATGGAAACATCGGCATTATATCATATGGACTTGGACGACGAACAAACTACTGGTGAGGCACTATATACTAGTCTTGCTAATAGGCTTAATGAATGGGAGTGGATAGACCGAAACGGGATAAAGATCGGCAAAGGAAATGGAGCAAGAATCGCTTCAGACCTGCTCTACCAGGCAGGCTTCGATGGCATTCAATACCCTGTGGCGTATCTCACAGGGGGAAAAGGGGAAAAGGGGTGGAATTATGTCATATTTGACGACGACGCTATAGCGATCAAGAAACGAACGCTCTACCAGGGCATGGCAGAGGAGCCTGACCTGATCAGAGACGAAGCACGTCGCATGATCGATGAAGGGAAGAGCTACGACGACTTTGTGTCGTTCCTCGATAGCGGTCTCGCTGACAACTGGGGAATCCCCGACCTACCACCAGATCAGAAGAAGGCGTGGTACAAACAGCAGTGGGAAGCGGCGCTCACCCCACAGACGGAACCAGACCTCGCAACCTGGGCGAAGAGCCTCGTGGAGAACGACAACGCAAAACTGCGAATGTTCCTCCAGGCGATCTACGACGAAGTAATCACCAAACAGGATGTAAGGCCACTCGCAGGCGACGACCAAGAGGAAATACTCCTCAAGCAACAAGAAAGCGAGAAGGCGTACAACCTGCGACAGGAGATCGCAGAACCCATCATCGCGGGCGCGCTTGCGATAGGGACAGGCTCAAAGCCGCTGTCCCGACAATTCCTGGCCTCAGTGTACGGCATCATCAAGGCGAACCCCGAAAGCTATGCGAGGATATACGGAGAAGTCACTGGGGACAAAGCGATCGGAGAACTAGGGAAGAAACTCGAGGCGGCAAGGTTTGACACCATCGAAGACCCGCGACTCGATGCCACGATGGGCATTTCTGAGCGAAGGAGGATCGCCGAGCAGATCAAGGACGAGCGATTGTCGCGGGCAATACGATTGGGAAATTTCGCCGCCGACGAAGAGACGCGAGACTACGTGCGAAGAGTCGAGAACGAACTTGCGGCCAGCAAGAAAAAGATCGCCGAACTGGACAAGGATGTGGCCGCAGCCGAAACACGGGTCGACTACCAGACAAAGACCATTGGAGCCCTTCGCGCAGAAAACAGAAAGACCGACGCGGAAATCGAAAAGATACAGGCCAGAATCACACGCTACCTCGATAACAACGCGGCGATCCCACCACAGCTCGAGAGCCAGCGCAAGAGCATCATGCAGAAGCGGGACGCCATCCGGCAGAAACTCGTCGAGGCGTCCGACTGGATGGAAATCGAACAGCAGCTCAAAGACGCACAGCGGCGATACGATAATGCCGACCTGCGGATTGCAGAGGCACATGCAAGGGGTGAAAACGCAAGTCAGGACGCAGTTACTGCACGCTCGGAGGCCCGGGCGGAAATTGCATCGCTCAAAACAAAACTCGCAGAGGCGAATTCATTCAGGAATAGTACGGACGTACAGACTTATCTCGCCAAACTCGAAGAACGCACAAAGCTCCAAGATCAATACAGAGAGCAACAGGCTGAACAGCGCGCGCTTCGCACGATGCGGCAATACCGGAAACAACTCATCAACCAAATTCAGAGGCCGGCAGCAAAGAGCGCGAACGTGAAATACAAGGTCGCAATCCGGGATATTCAGGAACTTGTGAATATAAAATACCCCAAAAACCCAGGGCAGGCAGAGGGGGCTATTGCGTATGCGAACAACCTGAAGGCGAAGATACTCGCAGACCCCGCGATAGCACAACTGGTCCCGGAGCAAACGCTCAGCGACATCATTGGTACTTCCATGGCAAAACTACCGCTCCATCAGATAGAGATGCTCAACTCAGCGATACAGGCGCTACGGCGCACGGGCAGTGAAGTACAGGCCGGGCTCGTCGAACAGCGGGCGATAAAGGCCTCGGCAAGGCGAGAGCTGATAGGTGACAAGATCGTCTCAATGCCGGGATATAAACAGGAAGAAGGAACCGACACCACCAAAAAACTGAGCGATCGGCTCTCGGAGAAAGTGCGCACCATCGACTATGCGTTCAAGACGGCATATCGGCAATTGAGAGACATGGATGGAGGCGTCGATGGGGTTAATGTTGAGTTTGCGTGGAACGAGATGAACCGCCACTACCGAGACAAAATGCAATGGGTGAAACAGCGGCAGGAAACAATTCTGAATGCGATCAAGAACAGCGGCGCAGACCCGCAAGACTGGTACGATCAGGTTGTTACGGTACCTGGTGCCGGCAAGGAAAACGGGGACGCCACGCTAAGGAAGAGCGATCTCATGGCGCTCGCACTCGCGTTCCGAAACGAAGACTCACGACAGGCGATGTTGTATGGTAATTTCTTCTCCGAGCGAGAACGAACCGAGTGGAGGGACGTCGCCAAGACGAACCCGGAGATTGCTCTTGCAATGGCCGAGGCAGCTGGGGCGAAAAAGTTTGCGCTTCTCACAGAAGCCATAAAAAGCACGCTCGGCGAGGCAGACTGGAATATTCTCAATACAGTATTTGAAAAGGACGGGCAGGAAACGGCGGCACGGCTCGCCCCCATCGTCGCCGATATGACGAACAAAGACCTCATTATTGTAGATCATTATTTCCCCCTTTTGCGCAGAGGCGTGGGAAACGAGAAGCTCGCAGAGCAGGTCGCTGGAGAAATAAACCAGCGCACGGCTGGGCTCCGCACGCCGCCGGAGAACGGATTCACGAAAGAGCGAATCCACATGAAGCCGTGGAACCAGAATCCGGTCGAAATGGACCTGTTGACGACCTGGCTGAAATCCATCGAGCGGCAGGAACAGTATATCCACTTTGCACAGTACGGACGGGAGCTTGATGCCGTATACCTAGACGACCTCCTGCAGGAGCAAATACGAGGAAAATTCGGCGACGCAGGAGTGAGATACATCAAGGACTACATCGCCGAAGTAAAGAACCCATCGGAGATAGACCGAGGAAACATGGGAGAAACCGCTATCCGGTTTATGCGAGGGAACCTCGGGGCCGCATACCTCGCCTACAGGACAAGCTCGGTGCTAAAGCAGATCGTCACGAGCCCATGGCCAGCCCTCCCCTATGCGGGATTCCGGCTGTTCACCGAGGCCGCGAAGATGATGGCAAACCCGGTACAATACCTCAAGGAAACGGAGAGTCTCTCGCAGATACTGCAGAACCGCAACTTTGACATGATCTACGACGCAGTCAAAACCGCAAACGTGAGCTCGTCCATTGGGAAATTCATCAAAAATGCGGAAGAACTCGGCATGAAGGGGCTCGAGTACGCAGACCGATTCTCCGTAGCCATAGGCTGGCGGGCCGTCTACGAAAAGGCCCTCGAGGAGTTTGATGGAGATCAGACCAAGGCAATAGAGAAGGCCGACCAGATGGTGATGACGACCCAGCCCATGCAACGAGGCGTCGATCTTGCGCCGGCGTACCGATACAAAAACGCCGCCACGCAGATCGTGTTGCAATTCACGCAGGCGCTCAACGTGGTGTACCAGAACCTCCGCTACGATCTACCAGCGGCAATCAAAGCACACGATATGCAGACCGCTGTTGGAATCGCAGTCGCGTACATCATCTCAGGAACGCTCCTTCAGGCGATGACATCCAATCCACCGAAACCGGAAGACGACGACCCCAAAAAAGCTGCAGCACGGTGGGCGTTCTATGCGATAAGCCAAGCGACCGACTCAGTGCCGCTCATAGGCCAGATGATGACAAGGATCGCCAAGCGCGCAATCACCGGCGACAAGACAATGAAATTCTCCGACGACGCGCTTCCTGGTATTGCACAAGTAATGGATGGGATGTATTCTCTGGCAGGACAGGACGTGGATGCGGCCCTAGTATCGTTCGCCGAGGGCTTAGGTACTTTGACAGGAGCCCCGGTCAACGCGATCAAGGACGCGACGAGAATGATTTCCGGCGACATTGGCGCTGCCGTCGGTAGACCGAGGAAGTCGCAATGAGCACCAACGTCCAGGAAGAAATCACCGGTGACAAAGTATTCACCGGGAACGTCCAAATCCTCGGAGAAATAAATAATCCCAACATTAATAAACTAGTCACAAGAACCGAACAAACAGATGCTCATCTGCAAAAAGTACGGACATCCGTATCTAATATGATCGATAGCTTTGCCACAGACGGAATTATAACTCCCGTTGAGAAGAAAAATCTGAAGACATACATGGAGGAAATTACAACAGAGTACTCCGTCCTAATGCAAAGAGTTTTAGACAAAGGGATGTCACAGGAAACGACAGAGTGCCGCGAATATACAAATGCATATAGAAACATTTTGGAATACTTCTTAGGGCCGACAGGCATTCTGGTAGACATGACGGTCAATAGTGTTGTGTCTCCAGAAGAATATATATCAATACGAAATAAGTATACATATCAAAAAAACATCCTTACTAACGCGATTACTGACGTTGTAGAAAACCAATTTGCACAATTTTTCTACGACGAGACCGTCCCGCCCGGCCCTTATAAGGCGGGCGATTTTTGGGTCCACAATCACGCGATCTTCATCTCCACGGCGGATCGTGCCGCAGGTGAGGGGGTCGAGACCGACTGGGAATGGTACATCAGACCGAACATCACCACGGTGATCGAGTCGAGCAACGGCGAGGTGTTCAAACCCGGACAATCCATGACCACGATTCTCCGGCCTCGTTGCTTCCGCAACGGGCTCGAGATCA